GTGCAAAGGTGTTAAGTCGTCAAGTAAATACTTTACGAGATGAAACATTAAGTATGGAAGAACGAGCAGAAGTAATGAAAGAAACACTTTTAGACACTCTTGTTTTAGCTCGTCAATTATTACCACTCAAAGATTCTATTATCGCAAAACAAAAAGAAACCATTGATGTACAAGGTGGTCAAGTCAAAGAACTTGAAAGTGCATTGTCAAGTAAAGACAACGCATTACGTATGGCAATGATACGTGGTGATAGTCTCCAAGCAGTTATCAATCTTATACCACCAGCACCAAAGAACCCAAATCGTATGTTTGGTATTAAACTCCCAAGTCGTAAGGCATCGTTCGCAGTTGGATTGGCAATGGGTCTTGGAGCAGGAGTCCTCGTAATCAAGTAGAGGTATTATGAACGCAACAGCACAGCAGTTACGTGAACGCATCAAAGAAGAATATAAGAAGTGTGCAATACAGCCAGATTACTTCTTATCAAAATATTCATACATTCAACACCCGATCCGTGGTCGGGTGTTGTTTGACTTATACAAATATCAGAAAAACGCTTTATATGATTTTGAGAACAACGATTATAATATCGTTCTGAAAGGTCGTCAGATTGGTATTTCTACCTTGGTCGCAGGATACGCTTTGTGGTTAATGTTATTTCACAAAGACAAGAATATTCTTGTTATCGCAACCAAACAAGAAACCGCAAAGAACTTAGTTACCAAAGTTAAGTTCATGCATCAAAACCTTCCAACGTGGTTACGTGGTGAGGTTATTACGGACAACAAGTTATCACTTCAATTCTCTAATGGGTCACAGATTAAAGCGGTAGCATCATCACCAGATGCAGGTCGTTCTGAAGCATTGTCCCTTCTCATCCTCGACGAAGCTGCATTCATTGATGACGCAGACATCATTTGGACGGCAGCATCATCCACATTATCAACGGGTGGTAAGGCAATTCTACTGTCCACTCCAAATGGTGTTGGTAACTTTTTCCATAAAATGTGGCAACAAGCAGAGGCTAAAACCAACGGATTTAATCCTATATTACTGGATTGGAGAGTTCATCCAGAACGTGACCAAGCATGGCGTGATAGACAAACGGAACTGATGGGTGAAATGCAGGCATCACAAGAACACGATGCGTCATTTATTTTCTCTGGTAATACGGTAGTTCCACCAGAAATCATCGAGTTTTACAAAGCATCATTTGTCCAAGAACCAGTTACCAAAGGCGGGTTTGATGGAAACTTGTGGGTCTGGGAATATGCACAACCTGGTCGGTCATATATTGTGTGCGCTGACGTTGCTCGTGGAGATGGTGAGGACTATTCAGCATTTCACGTAATAGATGTAGAGTCGTCTACCCAAGTAGCAGAATACAGAGGAAAGGTAGAAACTAAGCAGTTTGGTAATATGTTGGTATCAATCGCAACGGAATATAATGACGCATTACTCATTCCAGAAAATAGTAGTATAGGATGGAACGCTGTGCAACAGATTATTGATCGTGGATATAAAAATCTCTTTTATATGTCCAAAGATTTACAATATGTTGACGTAGAACATCAAATGACAGGACGATATAGAGCAGAAGAACGACAAATGGTTCCTGGGTTTACGACATCACAACGCACTCGTCCGTTGGTTATAGCACGATTAAAAGAATATATGTTAGAAAATAGTTTTACTATTAGGTCAGCAAGAATGTGTGCTGAATTAGAAACATTTATTTGGAAGAATGGTAGACCAGAAGCATTACAAGGTTATAATGATGACTTGACAATGGCGCTTTGTATTGGTCTGTGGGTTCGTGACACCGCCCTTCGTTTACGTCAGGAAGGTATAGAATTGACAAAGATGGCGTTAGACAAGGCCAAGTATAGTGTGGTCGGTCACATCTACACAAACAGAGACAGAGCACAAAATCCATATGAGATGCAAGTTGGAACTGGAAAGGAAGATATTAGGTGGTTACTAGGATAATACACTATTTATAATGTAGTGTTTTTATTGGATTTAACTATGATTAAATTAGTTGATATTTTGTTGACAGAAAAATGGACAAAGAGATACAAAAAGTCCATAAATTGTAGTAATCCAAAGGGTTTCAGCCAAAAAGCACATTGCGCTGGACGTAGAAAGCGTAAACGTGGTGGTAAAACAACATCAAAACCGGTATAAGATATGACCAAAGATGAACTTTTAGAAATTATCCGTGAAGAATTGGAAGCAGAATTGGCAGAACGTACTGTAGCTCGTCGTGAACCACCACGTAAAATGGATAAGTCACAAGTCAAAAAGCGAGACTCAGTAGGTAAAAAATTATTAAAGAACAAACGTTCTGTCCGATATTTTAAGGATAAGTTTGGTGATGATTGGAAATCATACCTTTGGGCAGCATCAACCAACAAAGCGATAGATAGTAAGAAAAAGAAAGGTAAGTAATATGAATTACAGAGAATATTACACCTATATTTTTGAAGATTGCGATTGTCTCCACGAAGCTGATTGTGGTTGTGGTGAACAAGAAGAAGGATATCCTGGGTTTGGATACAAAGAAACAGAAAGTGATTTTGCAGATCCACGATTACAAAAAGCTGAAGAGATTGTAGCATTATTGGAAAAGAATAGTCCAACCAGTCCTGAAAAGTGGGCAAGAGCAAAGGCGGCAGCACGTGCCAAGTTTAAGGTCTACCCATCAGCATACGCTAACCTCTGGGCAGCAAAGAAGTATAAGAGTATGGGTGGTGGTTGGAGAAAAACTAAGAAAGAATATCATATACCACACAAGCGCCGTGATCCAATGGGTCAAGAGGACGCAGATGTAAATAATGATGGAAAAGTAAATTTAACAGATAAAATGTTAAAAGCAAAACGTGATTTGTATAAGAGATATTTGGTGGCACAAAAGAAGGGACAAAAATCCCTCTAAACACTTTGGAGAAGTAATATGATTAGACTTATGGGAATCGTCGCTGGCATCAAAGGAATTAGTGATAAGCCAGTCGGAGCTGTAAAGGAAGCTCTTGACGCCGTTGGTAAAGAAGATGGTGATATCGATAATGACGGTGATAAAGACTCGTCAGACAAGTATTTAAAAGCTCGTCGTGATGCTATTGGTAAGTCAATGGAAAAGAAGGAAGAAATCGGACCCAAAGACCAAGCCGATTCTGGTGAATACGATTATGAAGGTGATATGGCAAAGAATCAATTACAAACCATTATCAGAAATGCACAAATGTTGCATGATATGTTGGCAGACGATACCAACCTACCAGAATGGGTGCAAAACAAGATTTCATTAGCTAAGGAATATACCGAATCGGCTGCACAATACATTAGTAGTGAAAAGGACCAAAATGGCACAGCTGAAGTTCCTGGAGCAGCAGGTGCAGTTCCAGCACCATCGGGAACAATGTAATGGATACCGTAGCAAAGTTTTTATCCACACTATTCAATAGTCGTGACCAAGCACACATCTTCCATTTACAAACATCATCATACGCTGCTCACAAAGCATTAAATGATTATTATGATGCAGTTGTAGATTTGGTAGATAGCTACGCAGAAACTTGCCAAGGTCGCTATGGAATCATCCGTGGTTATACCCCACAGAAACAATACTTTGAAAACGATGAAGTAATCAAGTATTTTACTGGATTATCAACCTATATTGATAGTGTTCGTAAGGGACTACCACAAGATGGTGACCTCAATAATATCGTTGATGAAATCTCAGCGTTGGTCAACTCAACAATCTATAAGTTGAAGTTCTTAAAGTAATGAAATTACAAGATATTTTAGTTGAACTTACCGAAGAAATTTTGGATGAGAAGTATAAGCCAAAAGGTGAACTTGGTAAGTGGTTGAAGCAAAAGTGGGTAGATATTTCCAGAAAAGACCCAAAGACTGGAAAGCATCCACCATGCGGCGCTTCGGCTGGTAAGAAGGAACGTAAGGGTGGTAGCGCAAAATATCCAAAGTGTCGCCCAGCTCGTTCCGCAGGTAAAATGAGTAAAAGTGAAAAACGTTCGGCTGTAATTAGAAAGAGAAAAGCAGGAAATCCAGGTGGAAAACCAACAATGGTTTCTACTTTTAAAAAGAAATAAACTCTTGACTTTGAGAGCAACAATGATTAGATTAACTGATATTCTTTGCGAAGATTGCTGGGACGGATATAAGCAAGTTGGTATGAAGGAACTAAATGGTAAAATGGTTCCTAATTGTGTTCCAGTAGAAGAAACACACGTTCCAGGTCACGAAGAAGATGAACTAACAGAAGGTGAATTCTGTAATGAATGTCTTATTGAAGTCCTCGAAGGATTACACGAAAATCAACTTGGTGAAGCAGAATATCGTGGTCGTAAGGTTGCCCTCGGTAAGATTATGAGAGGTGATGTAAAGAAGTTTAAAGTGTTCGTTAAAGACCCAAAGAGTGGAAATATCAAGAAAGTAAATTTCGGTCATGGTGGAACGTCGGCAAAACGCCGTGGTGAAAAGACAATGAAGATTAAAAAGAATATTCCTTCTCGTCGTAAGTCGTTCCGTGCAAGACATAATTGTGATAATCCAGGTCCAAGAACAAAAGCTCGTTATTGGGCATGTCGTACCTGGTAATATGAAAAAGAAAATTTCTCGGGAACAATCCGACAAGATATTAGATAAAATGGGTTATAAGTTTAATCCAACAGAATTCTTTTTGGGAATGAATGTTGAGTTAGAACACCAAGATGTGACCAACGGAAACGTGGTCAAGACTGCAAAAATCGCAGCAGCACATCTGAAAGAAAATCCAAAGTATTATTCGTTATTGATGAAGCATGTAGAAAAGAAGCATGAACAACTAGTTGGACCTGGTGGTGCAATTAACGCAGCACCAAAACCACAAGATGTTAAGAAAATGCGAACAGCATTGGATAGGGAGAAAAAGCATGATTAAGCTCACAGATTTAATCACAGAAGCAGGTAAGGAAAACCGCATCAACTCAATGCGTTTGGTCGCATTACTTGAAAAGTTAGCACCAACTCTTAAAGAAGCTCAAGAAGAAAAGTTGGCAAAACTAACCGCAGAATTACTTGCAGGAATCACCAAGGTCAATGAAATACCATACAACTACAACACAATGTCGGAATGGCATATGACCGAATTGGCAACAGTAGTAATGCCAGCTCGTGATTTACGTGAAGCATTAAATAGTCTATTGAAGAAGCCAGCTAAGGGATTAGATACACATATCGTTGAAATGGTTATCAAGTCAATAGACGAATTGTATATCTACTAACAAGTTGAGGGGTTATGGCTGATAACAGCATATTTGGCAGACTAAAGAAATTATTTTCTACTAATACGGTAGTTCGTAACGTTGGTGGAAAAAGACTTAAAGTAGCCGACACAGACAACATTCAATCGTTTATCAATAGACGCGGTATTGATAGATACCACCGCGTCTATTCGTCTATGACGGGTGGATATGGTTCTGCTCACGGACGATATGAAGCAGCGGCAGCCTTTCAAGGTTCCCGATTGCAATTGTTCCGTGATTATGATATGATGGATAATGACCCTATTATTTCATCGGTAATGGACATTTATGCTGACGAATCAACCACCAAAGATGAATTTGGTAATCTCCTTACCATTCATTCTAAGAATACACAGATACAAGAAATCTTACATAACTTATTCTATGATGTATTGAATGTGGAATTCAATATGTGGCCTTGGATTCGTAATATGGTCAAGTATGGTGATTTCTTTTTATTCCTAGACATAGATCCAGAATTTGGAATTGTAAATGTATTACCACTCTCTGTCTATGAAACCATTCGTATCGAAGGTCAAGACCCAGGCAATCCATTCTCGGTCAAGTTCAAGATTGAAAATGATTTCTTATCATTAGGTAAGACTGAATTTGATAACTATGAAATTGCCCACTTCCGTCTCCTTTCGGACACCAACTTTCTTCCATATGGTAAGGCAATGATTGAAGGTGGCCGTCGTGTTTGGAAACAACTTCAGTTGATGGAAGATGCGATGTTAATTCATCGTATTATGAGAGCGGCAGATAAGCGTAAGATTTTAATTGACATCGGCAATATCCCGCCAGCAGAAATCGATACGTTTATGAATCGTATTATGGATAGAATGAAGAAAACACCATTAGTAGATCCTGCAACTGGTGATTACAATCTTCGATATAATATGCAAAATATCACAGAAGATTTTTATCTTCCTGTTCGTGGTAAGGACTCTGGAACAGACATCCAAAACCTCCCAGGTCTACAATTCAACGCTATCGAAGATATCGAATACCTCCGTAATAAGTTAATGGCAGCATTCAAGGTGCCGAAGGCATTCTTGGGATACGAAGAAGATTTAAGTGGTAAAGCAACTTTGGCAGCACAAGATGTTCGTTTCGCACGTACTATTGAACGTATTCAACGTATTATGGTATCGGAACTCACCAAGATTGCCATCATCCATTTATATGTTCAAGGATTTACTGACGAAGATTTAATTGATTTTGAATTATCATTAACCAATCCATCAATTGTTTATGAACAAGAAAAGTTAAACTTGTGGAAGGAAAAGATTGGTGTGGCAGAATCTATTATGAACAGTAAGATGCTTTCACAAGAATGGATTTACCACAATATTCTTGAATTATCAGATGATGAAATTGTGGAAGAACGTGCTAAGATTGCAGAAGATGTAAAACGTATGGCACAATTAGATCAAGCGGCACAAGGACAACAACCAGGTACGGATGGTGCTGCTCCTGAAGTACCAGCTGGTGAAGCACCACCTGAAGGTGGCGAAGGTGAACCAGCAGATGCAGAACCACTTAGTCCTGATCAAGAAGAACAACAACTTGATAATTTAGATTCTATTTTAGCTTCACTAAAACCAGATAGCGAGAATGAAAGTGAATTAGAAGGTGAACCGTTACCAGACGAAGAATTGGAAGAAGCTAAGATAGGTCGTCCAAAAACAGGAATGAAGTTTGGTCAAGACAGTCACCCACGTGGTCGTGATCCACTTGGACACAAAGAAAATATGGGATCGTTGACTGTTGGTAAGCAACGAAATGATAAAAGAAAGTCACCATTGGCACTAACCAAAGAAGTTCAAGCGTTGATGGCAAGTTTAAAAAAACCAAGTAAGAAAGTATTGATGGAAAACCAAGAAGCTACTGGTTCTCTATTAGATGAAAATAATATTTTAGACTTGGAAAACTAAAGTCTTATTAATATTCGTTATATTTAATATATGACGGTATAATGTCACTAAAATGGGATGTTTATGAAAGCAAACGTCAAGCATAACAAAATTCGGAATACGGGCATACTATTTGAACTATTAGTCCGTAAAATTACATCAGACGCATTGGAAAATCGTAGTAATGATACTGCGGTCAAACTAATGAAGGAATATTTCAATTCCAAGACAGAACTTGGAAAGGAATTGATTCTTTATCGTTCATTTTTCAATGCACAACAACTCAGTGAAACTAAAGCATTTGAACTTATCAATGTATTGATATCACAACGTAAAAAGTTAAATGAAGTGGCATTAAACACACAAAAATATAAGTTAATTCGTGAAATTAAAAACAACTACGATTTAAAAGAATTTTTAAATGCCCGTATTCCGTCCTACAAAGTTTATGCTTCTGTATATAAGGTGTTTGATGGTGCAGTAAACGAAATCCAAGACTTCAACGAAATTCAAGGTATGGTTGAAGCTAAATTTACTATTGTTGAACATTTAAGTGGTAAGATTGTCAACAAGGAAATCAAGAAGGAAACTGCATTATTTGAAACGGTCAAAAACCAAGAAGAAGATTTACGTTTATTGACCTACAAGATTTTGATGGAAAAGTTCAACCAAAAGTATGCAGACCTCAGCGATAAGCAAAAGAACCTTCTTCGTGAATATATCTATAACGTATCCAATTCAGTAGCACTTCGAGCATACGCAGTAGATTTAGCAAAAGAATTAATTGCTGAAATCACAAAGAAGATGGCTAAGATTGATAACAAGGTGACCACCATTAAGTTATCAGAAGTTGTTTCACAATTAGAAAAATTAAAAACGGTTCAAGTGGTCAAAGAAAACCATATGACCGCATTATTAATTGCCTTGGAAATCACCAAGACATTAGACACTTTAAAGAGTTAATCTATGGACAAGACACAACAAATTCGTGAACGCGTCCGACAAATCATCAAAAAGAAACTCGATGAAATGACAACGACTGCAAATGTTCCTGGATACTTAACTCCATATTCTTTCCGTGGTAATAAAGCAAAGAGTGTGGCACGTTCTAAGCACATCGCTACAGCAACCACAGGATTCAAGTTAACTCCAAAGGGTGAAGAAGAAGCAAATCGTCCAGCAGACAAGATGGAAATCGTCACCAAGGAATTAAACGAAAACAAGTATTACGAATATAAGAACGATACATCTAAGACACCACATAGAAAGATTGCAGAAGCTATTTCACAACTTAATAAGAACTTACAAGAAGTTGAACGTGTTATTAGAATGAATAGTCGTTTAAAGACAGAATCAGGTATCGCAAGTGAACAACTATGGAAGCGTACACAACAAGGATTATTGAAGTTAGAATCAAGACTTCTTGGCCT